GTGCATTAATGTAACCAATGGCTTCGGCATTGTCTACCACACCACGACGTGTGCCAGCAGGTGCCAACCATGGATAACTCACTGCATCACTGCGTAATATTGTGCGTACCATCATGTGAGTTGGGGGCGCAACAACTGTGTTGCCTGATAGGTCTGTGGTCTGGCATGAAGGATAGAACACAGCAGCATAAGCACTGCCAATGGTCAATCCATCATCTGTTGCCACACCAAGACCACCGTTGTTGGTAGCATGTTCTACCAATGCAGTACCTGTGTTTGGCAAGCGCATTGGGGTATCGCCCACAACAAACAATGTGTTGGCACGTTCATTGCTGAGTGCAACCAAGTTGACCAACAACTCTGGATAGCCAGGAGCAGCAATCAAGTTGAACTGATTTTGTTCTTCACGTGCAGCCAGGCTGGTGTCCATGCCTGATTTCATTGCTGCCACAATCAGTTTGCGTTGTGCCAGTCGTCCAGCGTACATGGCACCGTCGTCTTTGTTGCCTGACGCTGTAAGCCAGGTATTGGTCACTGTGGGCAATGTGTCATCGGGGAATGTGGTTGAGTTAAAGTAATTGCTCTGATAACTCTTGACATTGTAACCTGAACGGCGTGTGTTGAACAACAACATACCTTGGGGGTACAGTGCAGGATCAGGTGCGTCCAAGTCCAGGTAATCACTGATCAACAAACTTTCAATTGTTGGAAAAGCGTCTGCCACAGGATCTGTGGTGCCATTGGGTGCCCAACGTGCATCTGCAAACAGGATACCATTTTGTGTGACCTGGTCTGTGGTGTCTACTGCGACCCATTGATCTGTACCGCTGACCTGTTCCCAACGATACAGTTTGGGGTAGGCTTCAAGATCGCTGCTGTCAATCCATAGGTCGCCGTATTGCAATGGACTTTCTGCTGCATCGTTTTGAGTCAGTGGCTCGGAGGCAGCAACAATAGGTCCTGACGCATTGGTCAATGTAAGATCAAAGCCACGTGTGTCATTGGTGACATTTTGATAACCTTGCCATGTGCCGTTGTCCTGGATCATGATGTCCACGTCACTGACTGAACTGTAGTACCACAAACGTCCATCAGCTGGATTCTGGTCTGGTGCAACATCGCTTGCAGTGTAAGTGAATAAATCAGCAGTAACCCAGTTACTCAAGCACAGTATGCCTGCTGTTTGATCTTGACGAACTTTTGGTGTTGCGGTAGTAAATCCAGCAGTGGTAACTGGCGTGCCAGTGATATTATCTAAAAATATTGCACCACCCGCGCTGTGTGTGAACACAATGTTTCCGGCACTGTTGACGCTGGCGCTGACATAAGGAATGTTGGCAGCACTGACATTGGTGATGAATGAAGAAATACTTGTTCCACTCAAAGTTATAGTGAATGGCCCTGAAGTAGGAATTGCGCCTGGTTCGGTTGTATAGACCTGGAATTGATTACTCACAATAAACAACGCATCACCGTTACTGCCTGGGGTAGTATCTCCAGTTACCACTGTTGCCCCTAATGCAACTCTTTCTAACAATAGGAAAGTAGCATTGCTATTAGGAGTTGTGTTGTATAATTGTGAATCATATTGTACATAAGTGCTGCCAACTGGAATGTTTTTGCCGCCGCCTGTGGGATCAAGTCCGTTGTTTGCTGCACCATCATATGAATATACAGGACTGCTTTGTGCAACAAAAGTATCCAATGCGGCACTGTATTGTTTTAGTTTCAAACTCATGCCAGCACTGGCAGTGCTGATGTTTTGCCAGATAGAACCTGTTGGAGCAGGCGCTGTGTCTGTGGTTCTCCAACGTGGTGCTTGATAACTGTAACCTGGGAAATAACTCGGAGCACGGTATTCAATGGCTGCAATACCCAATGTGGTCAACAGGGCAGCACCACCAATGGTACCAGTTTGAATACTGATAACACCACCGTTGTCTGTGGATCCATCATTGGTTGCGGTGCTGGTTGCAAACAATGTTAATTTGTTGCTGACTGCTGTGGCAGTGACACCGGGAATAGCTAATGCATTGATTACCGCAACAAATCCTGCCACCGTGTTAGTTGCGCTGACTGTGGCCAATGTACCGTTGATGTACATGTTAGAGCCAACAGTTAGTCCGTTGCCAGCCACTGAGTTTGTGCCTTGCAAGGTAGCCCATGATGCTTTCCATGCGTCAGTTCCCAGCAATACCCAGGTATTGCTTGAGTTTTTATAATAATTCTGATTGTTGAGACTTACTGCGCTCACAGCATAATCGCCAATGCTGCCAAGTGTGCTGATGGGTGTGTAATCGCCGCCAGCATAGTCAACCACATCTGCGGTGTCTGTGATCACAATGGGCACTTGATTGGTAAATGTTGCGGCTGTTTGATCCCATTCAAATATTCCCCAGAGACTGGTGCTGGTGTCTAACCAGTATGTGCCGTTGTTGGGATTGCCTGTGGGACGACTCAGACTTGCTGTGAGTTCAGTTAGGTCAATGTCCACACGCTGAACATACGCACGGTTTGTGACACCCAGGGCTGAGTATGCTGCCAACAATCCATACTCGTTGAGTTCGTAACCATTGATAGGAGTACCTGTTGTGGTGTTGTAAAAGAATGGCACCCCGAATGTTGCTGCCAGGTCTCGTTGACTGGTAATAAGATAAGTTTTGTTTGCGTTGGCAGCGGTTGTACCGGCTGCAACTCCGACTCCAGCAGCATCAGCCTTGTTTTGTGCTGTTGCTATTAGAAAGTAAGGGACTGTGTTTACAGCGGAAGGGATATATTGACTCTCGTCAATTACTGTTACTTCTACGCCTGGTGATACTAGTGCCATGGTTGATTCCTTTTCAAGTTATTGATATTTATTGGTATACCCAAAAAAACCCAGTTTACACTGCCCTTTGCCAAAGGTCCATCTACTAAATACCTGATGAGACCCATATGTCGAGCCTGCAATCAGCGCCCTTGTGCTGTAAATTATATCCGGGAAGATGCCACACATTACCGTAGTCGTTGTGAGACTTGCCAACGCAGGGGTCGAGCAATCAAGCCTAGAGAACCTCGGTGGAAATCTTCGGGATACAAGAAAAAACCCGCATGTGATAGATGCGGGTTTAGAGCAAGGCTTACTAGTCAACTATTGGTGTATCACATTGACGGTGATCTTAACAATGTCACAGTGAGAAATCTACGAACAGTTTGTCGTAACTGTGTGGAAGAAATAGCCCGGACCGAAGTTACTTGGCGGGCGGGTGATCTTGAACCAGACGCATAACTTGCTGGTATAGATCATCCAGTTTGCCGTTGTTGTCCAGCACCACGTCAAATTTAGTGCCCACCCAGGCAGTTTCTGAGTCATGCACACCCAGTTGCTCTAGTTTACGCCCACTCAGAGCCCAGGTTGAGTTGCCGTCGGGCCCACGGTTACGGCTCACAGCCGCATCATACCACTCAGGTTCGGGACCACGCACCACACGCACCACCAGGCCGCCTGAGTGTTTGATGGCAGCAATTTCGTTGGGGAATCTGCAATCACTAATCACAACATCATCTGTGCTGTTGCGCAGTTTGTTTTCTAGGCTGGCAATCCAGATATCATCGTGAAATCCGTTGCGGCATACTTCAGTACCCCAGTTTTGCAAAACCCAACGAGGAGTAATTACTATACCTAATCGATTGGTCCACCAATTGTCTTGTTGTTCGCGCCATTCACGAGCTTGTTTGGTGCGCCCTTCCAACATGGTTCGATCCCAGCCAAACACTGCGCTCACAGCATCTTTCAGTGTGTTGGCAAAACTTTCTCTACGAAAGTGATGTAGATTCACAAGATAGTCCGCAACAGTATCTTTGCCCGAGCCAATAAATCCACAAACGCCAATGATCATGCCAGTTCCTTGATATTTAAATGAGTCAAGGTTGCTTGCAACATGTCAATTTGTCTGCGACAGTCTTCCAGCGCATGATGGCTGGTCACTGGTTTAGGCAACCCTGGGTACAAACTATATACCGTTCTTGCATCACGGATCTTGTAATATTGCCAGGGTAGGGGCTTGCTGTAACTCTTGTAGGCATGCTCCAGGATGTTGGCATCGTATGTGGGACCGTTCATCCAGATACGATTGCATTTCCAGCACAACCGATGAAGTTCATCCAGTGCTTGGTCCAAGGGTATGCGTCCATCTTCTGCAAAGGCTTCGTCCTGCGCGGCACCTTGGGTGGCCCACCAATTTATGGTGCCTTGTTCAATAGTACGTGTCTCTTGGCTTTCAAGGTCTACACGAGCATAATACTGTTGCTGGTAGTAGCCCATGCCAAGAGGATCAAACGCCTGAGCCGCAATGGTTAAGATTGTTGCTTCAGGGCCTGTGGCCAAACCTTCAATGTCGATCATTAAGTCCATGCTTGATTATAGCAGGATTTTAGAAAAAAGTGTATGCAGTTTAGCCAATAACAAATGTAAGAGGTTGCGAACCGTCCACATACATTACCAATTGATTGATCAGCAGATCCATTTCCACTTTGGCTTCTGATTTCATTGCGGCACCGTTCAGGCTGCCGCCGCCTTGTGGTCCGGCTATAGTGCCAAATTTCTCACGTGCTTCGCCAATGATCATTTTGCAGTTGGCCACCATGTAGTCTCGGATCCACTGCTGTATTTGGAAGTCATTCAACAGGTTGAACTCAGGTTTCAAGTTGTAACTCCACAACAACACAGTTTCGCCTGACCCTTTGGGGTCACGGATCAGTTGCAGTTTCTTTGTCACAGGATTGTATGTGTAGTTCATGTAGGCACCAAACATGCGTCCAGCCAGTTCAATGTATTGACTGTAGAAGTCGTATGTGGCAAGTCCACCTGCCACGTTGAAGTTCATTAGATAAACGTTGATTGACGCTTGTGCAAACGGATCAAAGTTTGACGCAAACGGTCCTGAGCTGTCTCCAAACGTTCTGCGGAAGATTTGCCGCACACTCACAACTTCCTGGGGTAATTCGTAGATGTTGACATCTGCTACCAACTGCATAAAACTGTAACTTTCTTCGTAAGCGTTGTTGGCTCGTTGGCGGTAGGTGCCTATGGTTTTTTGATAAGCTGCTTCGTAGTGTGCAGGGTCTAATTCTAGATCAATAATATCACCGCCCAGTTGAAGCTTGACATATTCGATCAAGTTTTGCTTCAGTGTAGGCAGGGATTGTTGTTGCTGTTCTGGCATCTGGAACTCCGGTTCCTGTATTTATTGAAGTTTTGATATCGCTTCAGGCAACCATTGAGCAAAATCTCCAGGCCATTCACGTTGCATTTTTGCCAGCAGTTGTTGATTGTGCGCGGCTGCTGTTTGGCATCTTTGATCCAATTTGTTTTGGTCCAAGTTTTTTATGTTATGATAATTTTGTATGTTGAGTTTGATAAATTCAGAAATTTTTCCATGACCGTACATGGTATTGCTTTGTGTCAAACTGTCATAACTGTGATCTACAACATCATCTAACACATCAAATCCCAGTGTCGTTAAATAATTTACTGCATGTTTTGCCGAAAACACGGCCCAAGGTGATGGTGTTACCAGTGCTCTGAATATCTTTTCGCTTAATGCTATACTAGCATCGCCAGCATAAGTCTCAATTACCAAATTGAGATATGCGCCAACTTGTGCTTGTTCAACTGTAAATCCGTGATTTCTAACGGGTATATACGGCAGGGCCTGGTCAAACCAGACAGTATGTTCAGTGCCGTGCAATTGATTTAACTGTGTCCAACACTGTGCAAAACTGCCACGAGCATCTTCGGCGGTATGCTCGTTGCCCTGTGCTCGTGCATTGAAATTCACATGATCTAATTGTATCACTTGATCAATTCCGCCTGATTGCTTTGTCAATTCCAGCAGAATTAGTTGTCGCTGACTGTCTAATCGGTTGACTGAAAAATTAAATCGCTTGCTTGGTTTCCAATGTTGATCTTTGGGCACATAATTAAATACTCCAAAATAACTTGATGGCAACTTTAGTATCTGATAATTGGTAGCAAAGGGCATGTGGTTGTCAGTGACAATTATGGTATCTGTGTCAAACCATTTTTCAGGCGGCAGGCTCCAGTCATCTCTGTTGACTCCAAAATCATCGGCCAAGCACACAATCACTTTTTGAGAGCCCCGCTGCCATCCTCTAGCACTGTTGACTATTTTTTGATAGCCCATGTTCATCAACATGCTTGACAACAGATGAACCATTGCATGTTCGTGATACATGCAATGACTCTGCTGAAATATTTCTCCCAAGTGAGTTTGATAAAACACATCATCAAACATCAACTTGATCCTTTGGTCACTGGAAATATTTTTTGGAACGTGTATTTCTCAGGACAAAATTTGCATTGTGCAATAGGGTTATCCAATTGAGAAAAAAACTC